AAAAATATAGTTAGAGCTATAACACAAGTTACGGCAAATCCTAATACTCGTGTACTTTTTAATAATGTAAATATTAGACAGTTTAATTTCACATTTAAAATGATTCCTACATCACGTAATGAATCAATTGTAATTGAAAATATAGTAAAGCATTTTAGAAAAGAGATGTATCCGGAACTGATTGCCGCTAACGTTGGATTTAAATTCCCTAACGCTTTTGGTATTGAAGTAAAACACAAAAATAACGAAGTTAAGTTTCAAAAATTTCCGGACTGTTTTTTAATGGCTGTCGACACGGTATACAATTCCACTAGCGGAGTGTTTCATGCTGAAGGATATCCCTCAGAGGTTGATATGACTCTTCGATTTATTGAAATGAGACAGCTGAATAAAAAGGATATTGAGGAAGGACTGTAGAATGCAATATTTTAATTCATTCAACGACGTTTTATATAAATTTGGTGACGAGGCCTCAACTGTATTAACACAAGATTTATCGGCATACGTAAGTCTTATCGATGATATTAAAGATGATGCATCAACATATGAAAAAGGATATATTCCTGAAGGTATGAGGCCTGATCAGCTATCGTTTCAATTATATGGAACTACAATATATCATTGGACGTTTTATTTACTTAATGATGAACTAAGGCTACAAGGTTGGCCTTTGACTACAACAGAATTAGATGAAACAATTAAACATGAATTTAGTCATACTACTCTTACTACACGCGCAGATATAACTTCTAAATTTAAGGAAGGCCAAACAGTTAGTGGATCTGCTTCAGGCGCTACCGGTACCATAGTACATAGAGTTTTAGATTTTGGCCAAATACTTTTAAAGGATACTGTTGGAACATTTAGAGCTGGTGAGGCAGTAACGTCTGTTAACTCTAGTGCGGTAACAGAATCTATAGTGATTGTAAGTGGTGAAAAAGAATACAATGCTGCACATCATTATATCTCAAATAGTTTATCTGATACAATTGTAGATATTGATCCAGCAATTGGACCAGGTCAGTTAGTTACAGAAGTAACTAATTATGAATGGTACACAGAAGAAAATAATAAATTAAGAAACATCAAAGTTATTCGTCCTAATATTATTAATACTTTAGTTTCATCATACAAGCAGGCGCTTAAAAAATGAGCACTATTGATAGCCAACGTGGGTTTACGATACTTTCTGCTATACTAAGTACAGATCGTAATGATGCATCAATTGATCTTGCGGCTGCTATAACTGACATTGATATATACGAACATTTAGATAAACCGTATCTAACCGGTAATTTTGTATTTGTTGATACTCATGCAATTGTACAACAAATTAATATGATGGGAATAGAAAAATTAGAACTAAAATTAGAAACTGTTACTAAAAATGTTATTGAAAAAACGTTTCGTATCGTAAAAATAAATAAGGCTATAAAGACTAATGACCGTAGTGAATTAATTGTCCTTGATGTAGTTGAAGAGCATGCATTTATTTCAAATGCTATTAATGTAAATAAGGCTTATACAGGAACTCCTGCAACGATTATAAGTAACATCGCTAGTAGCTTTTTAGAAAAAGATGTGCAAGGTACCTTTGATACATTTCAAGGTAATATGAAAGTTATTGTGCCGAATATGACTCCTATTGCAGCCATAAAGTGGATGCAACAAAGAGCCACAAATAAAGATGGTATGCCATATTATGTGTATTCTCTTTTAACAAGCAATTTTTTGCAGCTTAATCATTTAGGAACTTTATTACAAAGAGAACCAAATAATAAAGACAGACCCTTTGTTTATTCACAAGCAGGCATACATAATCCAGTAGATGTTACAAAATACCATGTAATTGAATCTTATAAACAAGAAAATACGGAAAACTTATTTCAATTAATATCAGACGGATATGTGGGTGCAAGATATAATTTTCTAAATGTATCTGATGGCTATCCAGAGCCCGTAGATTTTGATGTTAAAAAAGATGTATTTGACATGATGAAGAATAAAAATTATTTAGGAAAAAATCAAGACAATTATAATTTTCCTACTAATACAAAAATCAAATCTAATACTTTAAACGAGCAGAGATCAAAGGTTATTTCTCGTATTACGTCAAGTAATTTATATGAAGGATTTGGTGATTTTAAATCATATGGCGAAGAAATAAAAAAATCTGATTATAATAAGCAAATATGTGGAGAGGCAATTAAAAAGCATTTGGCTAAATCTCCATTATCTATTAGTGTTAATGGTGCACCATTTTTAATAACTGGTAGTAACTTAACTACAGGAACTGTATTAAGATTAAAATTCTTTGATTCGAATACATTTGATGATGCTGAAAATAAAGAGTTAGGCATAGATAAAAAGAAGTCTGGCGATTATATAGTATACGCAACGAGACATTCGTTTAAGATTGAAAAATATGATTTAAATTTATTATGTACTAAAATTGCAGACTACACTGGAGAAAACTTGTGATTGATTATTACGGTGACAATAATCGCTGGTTCATTGGTAAGGTCATGTCTATTGATGATCCTCAACAATTGGGCAGAGTGCAAATTCGTATCTTCGGTATACATGGTGACGAAAAAACTGATATTGCACAATCTGATTTACCATGGGCTCAAGTAGTAGTACCAGTAACAGAAGGTCAATCTTCAGGTATTGGTGCAACAACTGGTATTAAAAATCAAACTCAAGTTTATGGAATCTTTTTAGACGGAAAAGATTCACAGCTTCCTCTTGTACTTGGAGGTATACCAAAAATTGAGTCTATAAAAGAGAGAAGAGATAAACCTTTAACACTAATTGGCGGAAGTAACACAGAGCGCGCATTTAATTTCTTTATATCAGCTGAAGGTGGGGAATTTACTCCTCAACAGGCCTGTGGAATTATAGGTAATTTACTTGCAGAATCTGGATCAGGCGTTGAGACTGATATTAATCCTCTTGCACAGAATGCTGAAGAAGGATCTTTTGGTATAGCACAATGGAATCCTGCAGAAGCCGCAGGTTATAGATTAAACGTATTAAAATTATTTTGTGATGAAAGAGGATATAATTACCAAGAACTGTATCCTCAACTAGAATATATTAAATATGAATTACATCGCTATAGCTATCTTGGTTTAGCAGAGCTACGCGAAGCAAATACGCCACGTGAAGCATCAATTGTATTTGAGAAGAAGTATGAGCGACCTGCAGAAGGAAGCACACAAAGACGTATTAACTATGCTGAAGAAATATTCGAAAAAATGACCAGTGAGCCGGTTGGACCAAGATGATACAAAGAGCAAAAAATACTAATATTATACATCTGTCAGCAGTACCACTAGAAATTAATAGTGTTACTGTAAAATCTGCTGGTAAAAATTTCTTTACCAATATTAATAACTATACACTAACTGGTAAGACAATTACTCTAAAGAAAGTGTATACAGAAATTAAAGTAGATTTTCTTACTCAGCAAGAAAAACAAGATTCTCAAGCAGTAGATAAAGGTGATTTTAATTTTAAACTATTAAATATAGGTAAAACAAATCCACTTGATCTTATTACTGCATCATCGAAGACTGCACAGTCAAATCGAATTGCGGTACAAGGATCAAAAGCTATTGATGTAAATCAGTTACTTGGTGGTTTCCTCACACTTTCAAAGAACACTAAACAAAATCAAACTGTTACTGATGAGCCGGTTGTTTCTATTATTACTGACGGTGTACCAAATGTTACTGTTAAAAAGACATCAGACGAAAAAGGTAATATTTCAATTTTAACTAATACTACCACAGAAGATGGTTTACTTAATACGACTATTGTAACAGCAAATCCTGCTGGCATCAAAGCTGCATTAACTGATGTAATCGGTGTTTCAGAAAATCAAACAAAACTTGTGTTGCAACAAACATCAACATCACCGGATAAAGTAACTACGGTTATTAATAAAGATATATCAACCGAAGTAATCAAAGATGCACAAACTATCATTAAAAAATCAAATCGTACTTTAGGTAATCCAGTTGGAAGTGATTTACCTTTCGGTTCATTAGGTAATAGTTTTGGTAATATATTAGGTGCAGTACTTGGTGCAATTAAAGGAATTCCTGCCGCAAAAAAATTCGGTGATGTTATGCCTGGCACACCTCCAGGACTTATAATTCCAGAAAATGTTACACCTCCTCAAAACATCATTGAGAAATCAGGTAATACTAACATAGCAGCAACTACTAAACCTACAAATAATGCTAGTCCTAACATTAAACCTACAAACAAACCCTATATTGTTTCATCAGCTGTATCTGGCTGGAAAGGAGTTACAACTCCTTTATCTACTGGTGAATATGTATTTGAGATCGTGCACACTACTGAAGAACTAGAAGCTGAATTAAGAAATAGTATACGTGATATCACAACTGCTATTGTGCACTGGAGTAAGACACATAGTGATACTCCTCTTAATGCTAGAGACGTACATAAGCTACATATGGCTGAACAATGGGAAGCACTTGGTGCTGACGAAGATGCTCTTAAGATCTTAGTTGATCAGGGAGCTAAGAACGGTATCAATTGGCATTATGTTATTAAAAAAGATGGTACTATTCAAAGAGGCCGACCCCTTGATATAGAATCAGGAGAAACTGTTGGATTTACGGCTAATACGATACATATTGGATTTGTTGCGGGATACTCAGTTCCGTTTGGAACTCCTAATTCAGAGCTAACACTCGGGTCAGCATCTATTACATCTGAGCAATGGAAATCATTTGATCAGTTCTTAGAGGCATTCTATAAGGCTTATCCTGGAGGAGAAGTATTAGGCTATAGAGAAATAGATAAAACTACTTCTGCACCTGGATTTGATGTAAGTGCATATGCCGCAAGTAAATATGATAAGACATCTATATATGATGATGCATCAACGTTGCATCAAGCTTATTCGCCAGAAGAGCAGATTAACGTAAAGCCAAAAACTGTGAAAAAGCCTTCGGCAACTACTATTGACATACCACCTGATCCTGCAGAATTATCAGTAGCAGATGTAGATACTAAGCCTACTGATGCTAAACTTGAGCAAAATAGCAAAAGCTATTCTAAACTAGATCGCGATCTAAAATCTCTACAAAGAGATATTGTTAATAATAAGTCATCGATTGAAGAATTAGAGAATTCTCCTGGCGCTGATCGATTAAAACTTATTACAAGAGTGAAGAACGATACAATACGTTTAGACGCAAAGCGTAATGAGTTAAATCAAATTAGAAAAGATTTAATAAATGATGGTTATACATATGATCATAAGAATGACACTTGGAGTAAGACATAATGGCTGATATTCCTGAAATTAAACAGTTAACAGCTGTTGAGATCTCATCGATGAGTGATGAAAAATCGGCGTTTGATGATGCATCAGGTGTAATGCCTAAACGCGACTATCTTAACGTTGCTAGTACTAACTTAGCATCACGTGGACTTAAGCGAAATTCTTTATATATTGGAGGAGGTGATCATAATCTTAATTTAGATCTTCCTCCACAACTTAATTCTCAATATCCTTTAAATCAAGTAAGAGAAACTATATCAGGTCATGTCACAGAAATTGATGACACACCTGGTAATGAACGAATGCTGTTTAAGCATAAGTCTGGATCAGGCGTAGAGTTTAGAGCAGATGGTTCATGTGTAATTTCATCAACAAACAATTCAGTAAGAGTAACGGTCGGTGATGATAAAGTAATTGTAGAAGGCGATGCACACTTATCGTATAATGGCAATTTAACAATGGATGTTACTGGTGACTTTGACCTAAAAGTTGGAGGAGATTATAATGTCCGCGTTGGTGGTGATAATACTGAAGAAGTAATTGGTTCTGTAAAGCAAAGAGTCCATCGAGATAAAGAATCAAATGTGCATCAGAATAGATCTGAGTATATCCTAGGTGTCACCACAGAGACGCGGTTAGGAGATCATAATACTATTGTTAAGGGTAACGTAAGAAATTATACAGAAGGATCTGTAGAGTTTCTTAATAGTGGTACGCTAACAATGACCGCTGAAAAAGAAATTATAATGTCTTCTCCTAATATCAATATTGGCGCTAACTCTTTAACAGTTGTAGGTGATAGTGGCACAATTGGAGGCGAGAATATTATTGGATATGATTATAATCACTATACTGGCCACTCATTAACTGCTGGAGATACTATTTCAACTAATACTGCAATTATAGAAGAACGAACAACTTGCACGGAGTTTGTAGGTTCATTAACCGGTAAGGCGTCATTTGCGGCTAAAGCTGACCAAGCAGCTTCTGCTCCTCTTGGTCCAGGATCGGGCGGAGGTTCACAGTCAACTGGTACACCTACTCCTGTAGATCCTAAGGCAACAGTATTACCTACGCCCGTAATTATGACAGATTATATAACAAAGTCGAGTAAGGGTGCACGAATTGTAACTATCGATACTGGTGACGTTATGAAGAAACAATTAAATAAAAATGATGATTATGGTGGAGTTTCTGATCGTAAGTTGTCGACCGCTGAAATACGATCTAAGATGAGAGATACAAACACTTCATCAAATACGAAGTTTGTAGGGGCACAAATCGCAGAAGGTAAGCTATCTCCTACATATATTAATCAAATACCTCCTAAAATTGGTAGAACTGCAACTTTAGAAACACAACCTAGACGTGGTAAAAATCGTATAGGTCAATCTGACGGACAAATTGCAAGGTTCTTAACATGATATATTTACCAGATCAATCATATAATCCAGAGTATCAACCAAAGATTACTTCACGGGTTAAGTTAGCACCAGGTATAACTATTGCTAAATTTCTCGGCGGCTATGGCGATCAAGTTACATTAGCTCATATTGAAACTGAAGCAGAAAAGCTAAACATTGCAAAGCATTTGTATATGCATGCACAAGCGATGCGCACGATCGATACTCACCAAGGTGAGTTTGCCGATTTTAGATTAATTGTAGCTGAAGGTTTATATCGTAAAGCGCCGGATGAAGTGCTTGACATTAATAGCATTAATTATAAAATGACTTTAGGTCAAGCAGTAGTATATGAATTACTTGATTTTAGTGGTCAAACAAATTTAGAAAAAGTATTTGACCTTGCAGTGTTTTGGAAAGATAATTTACAATTTGAAAAGCTTATTTTAGATTATGACACATATAACCCAGATGGATCAGTAAATGGCCAAGTTATTTTAATTATGCCTGAAATTTCTGCTAACTGGGAATTACAATATAAAAATAAAATAGAAACGCGCTTCAATAATTTTGTACAAAGTACAAATGAATTGATTGAAATTAAAAACGATGAAACTGAAGAAAACGTAAAAGTTTACTAATAAATAGATAAGTTATGCCAGTACGTTCATTTGCAATCGAAGATGGAAATATCAACTCTTCAACGTTAGTTGTAGCGCGCAAACGCGTCTATAAAGATCTAGATTTGTCTTTTGCAAAAAAACCTGACAATGATGTGTATAAAAAAATAGATGCTGCAGCAGTTAAGCAGTCGGTAAAAAATATTTTATTAACTAATAGTACTGAAAAGCCGTTCGCACCTAACTTTGGAGGTAATCTAAATAATTTTCTATTTAATTTAGATACCGAATTTGATTTAGATTTACTTGAAGATCAAATTATACAAAGGGTGGATATGTTTGAGCCGCGCGCAAAGATTGTAAATGTGGATTTGCGAGTTAGTGGAAACTACAACACTGTTAATGCGTCCGTAACATTTAGAATTTTAAGTACTAATGAAGAAGATACAATTGAATTAAATTTAACGAGGTTAAGATAAATGGCCACTACAATTAAATCAGCTGATCTTGATTTTAACACGATTAAAACTCGATTAAAAGATTATCTGAAATCTAAAACAGAATTTGCTGACTATGATTTTGAGGCGGCCGGTCTTTCTAATTTGTTAGATGTATTGGCGTATAATACACATGTAAATGGTCTAACAGCTA